CACCTCCGGGACGGCCGCCAGGATGGCGTAGATGATCCGGGCCGCGTAGACGGTCACCGGATAGCTCACCTGGTGCGCGACCAGGGGATCTCCCCAGGACGCCGCCACGCTGGTGATGTAGTCGCCGATCGCCTCTTTAATCTGATCGCTGTAGAGCTCCAGGCCGTTGACTATGGTCCCATTGAAGACGATCGTCGCGGAGACGTCGATGCTGAGCTGGGTGGCACTCTGGATGGTCACCGCGGCACCGATCGGCGCGACACCGTACCCGTTCGGGGAAGGCCCGACGCCGTTCTCATCCGGCGGGCAGATCGTCTCCTGGACGGTCTGGACCAGCGCCGGGGATGCCGCCGTGAAGTCGTCCGCGATGATCGCGCAGAGCGTGGTCCCGCCGCCCTGGTATTGATTGGCCGGATAGATCTGCACGCCGCCCACGCCGGCGATCGCAAGGATCGCCTGCCGGTACTCGGTGATGTTACCGCCATAACCGGCAGCGCCGAAAGAGGCCTTGTACCGGACCCGCAGCGCGGCGTCCGTCTCCTCCTCAGCGCCGGGCGTGATCACGGTCCCGATCACGGCGGACGTGAGTCCTGAGATCGCGGTCACCGGCAGGATCGGCCCCGCGTAGCTGTTGCCGATGATGCCAGGCGTCTCACAGGTCAGCTCATAGACGTAAGCCGACCCGGAGGCGCTGATCTGGTCCCCGCTCGTGAAAATCACGGAGTCGGCGCCGTTGATGGTCTTAAAGGTCGAGCCCTCCGGGATCGGCACGTCGAAGGTGCCCTGCCGGACCGCAGAGGTCGCCGCGATCCTGGTGAGGCCCCGGTTCGCCGCCAGATAGTCCAGATTCTCGCCGGTCGCGGAGTCCACGAAGGCCTCCCCCTGGATCTGCTGCAGGGCCAGTGCCAGGCCCTCCAGATACCAGGCGCCAGGGCCCAGGGCTGTCTGAATCAGAGAGCCCTCTCTTTTATCCAGGCGGTCGTCCACCTGCCTGAGCATCTGCTGGAGGATCTCCGCGTAGCTGTAGCCGCTGGAAAAGTCGATCATATCTGCATCACCTCCGAGATATCGCCGAAGACGGTATGCACCGCGAAGGTCACCGTCATGGAGTTGCCGTCCGTCCGGGAGAAGCTGAAGTCGTCCACGGCGCGGATCCTGTCGTCAGTGCTGAGCGCCTCCTCGATGAGCCGAGGGAGCTCCGAGACGATGTACGCCTCGTCCTCTCCGACCAGGTCGTCCAGCTCCGTGCCGAAGTTGGTGCTGTATATCTGCCAGCGGAAGCGCTCCACACTGAGAGCGATCTCGACGGCCTGCCTCACAGCCTCCAGGCCCTCGTCCATCCGGGAGACCTGATTCTGCTCCTTGTCGATCAGCCACGTAAGAGACGGCTGAGACGCCAGCACCAGCTCGGTGCCGAAGCCGGCGGATTCCGGCAGCGTTGCCATATGTTTCCTCCTTTACTGGGCCCTGGACAGGACCACGAAGCGCTGGCCGGCGGAGCACCGCAGCATGATCACGCGCTCCCCTGCCTGCAGGGGCCTCACGATCGGGACAGTCACCGTCACCCGGTCGCCGTTGGAGTCCGTCGCCGTCACGGTCTCAGACCGAGCGATCACCTCGGACGTCAGGACGATCGCGGGCTCCGGGATCGGCTGCATCGTGGTTTCCAGCGTGATGCTGAGCGGGGACGTCGTAACGATCGTCCCAAAGACCAGGTCCGCCGGCTTCGTCCCTTCCACGGTTTCCTGCACGATCTTGTGCAGGACGTCGATCAGATCACCACTCATGCCGCACCTCCCAGCTGGTCAAAGTTTTTGACCTCCACGGTCATCTTGTGCAGCTCCCCGTCCCAGCTGTGGGTCACCTTCTCGGCCATCAGGATCCGGCTGACGCTCAGCACCTGCACGGACCGGACCAGGACCGGGAGCATCATGCCCGCCCGGATCCCGGTGATCCCCATGCTCTCGAGTTTCAGGGTCTGACTCACCCGGTTGTAGTATTTGAGATAGGCTGCGCAGAGCTGCGCGATCTGGGCCTCGTTCAGGTTCTCGTCCACCTTGTCGTAGTACTGCAGGAGGCCCCACTTCCGGATGCTATCCGTATCCTCGTTGACGTAGATGTCCGTCCGGCCTGTGGCCTTATTCGGCCGGGCCAGCTTCACCCGGTTGTAGGTGTCGGAGTCGATGTCCCGGGTGTAGGTGTAGTCGGTCATCATGGATCCGTCGCCGATGATCGCGGTCTGCATCAGGTCCTTCGCCTCCACAAGGGTCAGCACCCCGCAATTGTCGTAGAAGACCCAGATCTTCCCGGTCTGGTAGATCGTCTGGGCCAGGGCGTCGAAGATGATGTCCAGGCAGCTCTCGTTCTCTTTGATCAGCGACGGGAAGGCGTAGCCCGTCGCCGCCATGGGCCCGACGGTCAGCCCGAAGTCCGCCGCGATCTGGCGGATGATGTCTTCCAGAGGAAGGTTCACGAAGCTGTAGGAGGCCTTTGCCTTAAGATACCGGAGCTGGTCATATGCCACGTAAGAGGTGGCACCGTACCGGTCCCGGGACGCCGTGAAGACGTAGCCCACGAAGACCACCTGCCCGTCGTCCGTAAGCCGGACCGTCGCTCCCTCCGGGATCGCGATGCCGGAGTCCTCGACGCCCTCGAAGCTCAGCTTCGCCGGAGCGTCGAAGCGTTGGGTAGAGAGCTCCGCACTCTTCAGAGCGGCGGTGTAGTCGATCCGGAGGCCCTCTGCCGTAGCTGCCACAAGACTGATCATGATCCGCCTCCTGGGAAGCTCAGCTGGTCTTTGCGCGTCCACCCGATGCTGCCGAGCCGGTACGGGCAGGGCGCTCCGTCCTCGATCCTGGTGATGCTGGCCGTGAGGCCGCTGGCCTCACCGACCTGCACCAGGCCGGTGCTGTCGCTGTAGTAGGGCCCGCTGATCTGGACCGACGCCCCCACCACCAGGACGTCTCCCTCCACGGGGCGGACGGTGTCGGCGGCCACCACCAGCACCGCGTCCGAGCTGGATCCACCCGGACCTGCAGAGGATCCGCCTCCGCCAGAGAGAGCCGCGCCGGGGCCGGTCGTACTGACGACCGTCAGCTGCTGCACGCCGTAGCTCCGGATCTCCTGGAAAGTCACGGAGTAATAGAGGTCGTCCGGCTCGCCGCCCTTGTCCGTGCAGGACCACTCCGAGATCACGCACCTCATGTTGGTGTCGTAGTCGCTGGACCGTGAGATGATCAGCCGGCACTTCGACCGCTTCTTCCAGGCCTTCTCGAAAGCCTTCGCCAGGGTCCGCACGCTCCGGTAGTGATCCACGTAAGGATCCAGCGGAGAACCTGGGAAGAAGCCGGACCAGGAGATCTCCCGGAGTCCCGGCTTCTGCGGGATCAGGATCTCGCCGACCCCGACCACGTTTTCCTTCTGGTCGACCGTAGTGTGCTTCACTTCGATCTCCTCGGGATTGACCGGGAGGGTGTACTTCCGGCCGCCGAGTTTTACATAGATTTTTGTCTCGGGATTCACTGGTACCTCCTCCGTGGAACAGGAACAAACGGAACAAAAAGAACACTATACTCTTACGCGCGCGTGCGCACTCACGCGCCTCGCGCGGGCGCGTATTATATAAAATAACTTTTTACTTCCAATAAAAATTTTGTTCTATTTGTTCTTTGTTCCGCTTTTTAGCCATGGGCGACCGCCGTGTGGGCTGCCTGCTGCTCGATCAGGAGCACCTTCAGCCGGTCGGCGATGTCCTGAGCGGTCAGGTTCTTCGCCGCGCTCTCCGGTACGCTGACCGAGATCTGCGGCGCCAGGGTCTGCAGCTCGATCTGGTTGATGTATCTCTGCTCGGCCAGATCCCGGTAGAGCTTCAGATCCTCGTCGGACAGCTTGCAGTTATCGACCTTTTTGACCTTGTCGACGCTCCCGACGTTGCCCTTTCCGCCGCTTCCGGCTCCGGCAGCGTCGCCCATGGTGCTGGCCAGGTCCGCCTGGGATCCCAGCAGGTCCTCGATGGATCCGCCGCCCATCAGGTCCGCCACGTCTCCGGAGAGGCCGTTGAAGGCGCTGAGCACGCTGCCCTGCACGCCATCGCCCCAGGCAGCTCCCTTCTCATAGCCCCGGCTGAAGGCATCGCCCACGCTGACAGTCTCGAAACGCCCGAGGCTCACGGTCTGGGGCGCATCCGGCTTCAGGCCGTCGATTGCTGCCGCGAGTCCTTCGATCGCTGCCGAGGCGCTGTTGTTTACACTTGCGGCTCCGATCGTGCTGACCGTTGACAGGTTCACGCCCGGGATCTGGTTTATCGCGTTGATCAGGCCATTGATGCCGCCGATCGCGGCGTTCGCGCCGCTGATAAAGGCGTTCGCGATCGCGTTCGCGGCGTTCTCAGCTCCGCGGACCACACTCGCGAAGGCCCGGACCGCGCCGGAGGCGAAGCCCAGGACAGCGGTCTGAATATTGAAGACCATCGTGTTCCAGCCGTTGGCGATCATCTCCGCACCAGTCAGGAAGGCATTGGCCACGATGGCGAGGGCGTTGGCGATCACACTGAAGCAGCCCATGGCCACGCCGGCGATGTCCCCGAAGACCGTGTGACCGGTCGCCGCGAGGTTGTGGAAGATCGCGATCAGGACGCCAACTACCACGATGGCCGCGATGATCGCGCCCACCACCCACATTATGGGACAGGCGGCTAGGGCCGCATTAAAGGCGGACTGTCCGGCAGCGGCCGCAGAAGTCGCTGCCGCGTAAATGCTCTTGGCCGTTGCCGCTATCCCGGTTATGGCTGCGTGTGCCGCAGTGACGGCCGTCGAGATGCCCGTCGCGGCATTATAGGCCACGACGCCGGCAGTCAGGCCACCGATGATCGGCCCGAGCACTTCCATATGGCTCGCTACAAAGTCCACCGCGCCGCCGAGCATCTCGAAGCCGCGGCTGCCGATCTCAGCGGCGACCGTGATCCCGCGGGTCACGGTCTGCATGGCCGCATCGAAGCGCGGGCTCGCGACAGCATCCGCGATCATCTGCCCAAGCGGCTGGAAAGCCCTGATGCCCACGTTCCGGACCTTCTGGACTGCGTCGCCGAAGGTCATCGGCATGGCATCAAACGAAGCGTTGATATCATCAGCCGCGCCGATGATGGCGCCCTTCACGATATCCGCGGTGATCTTGCCCTCGCTCGCGAGGTCTTTGATCTTCCCGATCGGCTGGCCCATGTAGTCGGCTATCCGCTGTACCAGCTGCGGCGCGTTGGCGAAGATGGTGTTTAGGTCCTGGCCTTTCAGCGTTCCGGTGCTGAGGGCTTGCGTCAAGTTGTACATGGCGGAGGAGATGCCCGTGGCATCTGTCCCAGCGAGCTTAAACTGCTTCTGTAAGAGCTCGACGAAGCCAGCGGCCTCCTGGATACTGCCGAAGGTGTCGCCGGTCTGAGCTTTCAGCCCGGCCACGGTGCCCATCATCTCCTGGTAGCTCCCGCGGGACCGCTGAGCGGCCTCGTAGATCTGTCGCTGGACAATGGCGGTCTCCGCCAGGTCGCCGGTGATGTTGTTGATCCGGGTCTGAGCCATTGACAGCTCGTCCGAAAGGTTCAGCGCTTCCCGGATCGCCGCGAAGCCGCCCAGCGTGGCCAGGAGGCTCTTCACCTTCCCCGCCAGCTGGTCCACGCCAGAAGCCGCCGTGCGCGTCGCCTGGGCGCCCTGCTGGCCCATCTCAGTCATGCAGCTGCTTGCTTCCCGGACGACCCGGGTAGTCTCCCCGAGGGCCTCCCCAAGGCCGGTGCTTGCTGCCTCAGCCGATTTCACTGCGGCGCCGGCCATCTCGGCAGCGCTGGTGGCTCCGGTGAAGGCCGTGGTCACAGCCCTGAGCGGAGCTGTCGCTCTGTCGACGATCTCGAGGGCTTCACGTATCGCTGCCATAGTCTCACCTCTTTCTGCTTTGCATCTCCTTCGTCGCCATGGCCCAGCAGAGGGCCTGCTCCTGGCTGCTCATGGCTGCCACGACGGACGGCAGGATCCCGTGGTTTACGAAAAGATAGTAGGCGAGCGCGACCTCGCGGTCGTCGCCGTTTACGAGTTTTTTGCTTCTTCCTCTTCCTCTTCAGGCGACTGGATCGTGAAGCCGTTCAGGTTCATGATGGCTTCCACCAGCTTCGCGGTCTCCCCCGAGAGGAGCATCTTCCCCGGAACCTCCAGCGGATCCAGGGTGCCGTATGCCTGGCAAAGCTCGGCGTCCCTGAAGTCGGGCTGCACCGTGCAGGCCACGATCAGGGAATTCGTATACTTCTGATCGTCCTGGTACTGGATCCGGCGGCCGCGGACCATGTCCACCTTCTGGGCCTTCTTCACCAGGGCGTCGTTTTCTGCTTGAGAGATCGTCCGGATCTTAAAGGGCACCGGCTTCCCGTCTTCCTTGAAGCGGTCGGAGATGATGATCTCTTTTGTGATGTCCATCGGTTCCGGATGACATCACAAAAGA